TTCCTGTTGATGTACGTAGAAAAATTGCAAACAAATTAAAATTTCAAGTTCCATACGCAAGGTATCTTCCACAATATAAACTTGGTAGATGGGACGGAAAGATTGGTTTCTTTGGTCTAGGAGGAAATGGCTTCGTTAATCATTTAGACGTTATAATTAATTTACTACACCAAAACGGTGTAGAAATAGATGAATTAGAAGACCAAAGAGAAAAAGTTGATTTACAATTTTCAACTGTTGATAAAGATTATCTAGCAGATAAAGTATGGCCCAAAGGTCACGTTGCTGAAGGACAAAATATTGAACTGCGTGATTATCAAGTAGAAGTTATCAATAACTTTTTAAAAAATCCACAAAGTTTACAAGAAGTTGCCACAGGTGCTGGAAAAACAATTATTACTGCGTGTTTATCTAAACTATGTGAACCTGTAGGTAGGACATTGGTCATAGTTCCAAACAAAAGTCTTGTTACGCAAACAGAAGAAGATTATAAAATTGTTGGTCTTGATGTAGGAGTTTACTTTGGTGACAGGAAAGAATTAAACAAAACACACACAATTTGTACATGGCAAAGTTTGAATATCCTTGATAAGAAAAGTAAAGACGGTGAAGCAAGAGTTACACTTGGTGAATTTTTACAAGGAGTAAAAACAGTTATCATTGATGAAGTGCATCAAGCAAAAGCAGAAGTTTTAAAAAAACTTCTCACACAACATTTAAATCATGCTCCATTGAGATGGGGTTTAACAGGCACAGTGCCTAAAGAACAATTTGAATTTCAAGCAATATTGGCAGGCATCGGGCCAGTTATAAATCAGATTAGTGCTAAAGAACTGCAAGAAAAAGGTGTATTAAGTAACTGTCACGTAAACATTGTGCAGATGATTGATACACTTGTACACAAAAATTATCAAGAAGAACTTAAATTTTTAGTAACAAATTCTGTAAGAATAGGATATATTTCTAAACTTGTAGACAAAATATCTCAGTCAGGAAATACTTTAGTATTGGTTGACAGAATAACAGCAGGTGAAAAATTACAAGAACTTATTCCTAACAGCACATTCATAAGAGGCGAAACAAAGTTACAAGACAGAAAAGATCAATATGAAGAAATAGGAGAGGCAGATAATAAAGTTTTAATTGCAACATACGGTGTGGCAAGTGTGGGTATTAATATTCCAAGAATTTTTAATTTAATTTTAATTGAACCAGGCAAATCATTTATAAGAGTAATTCAATCAATAGGAAGAGGCATACGTAAGGCAAAAGACAAAGACTTTGTGCAAATATGGGACATAACGTCGACTTGTAAATTTGCAAAAAGACATTTAACACAAAGGAAAAAGTTTTATAAAGAAGCAAACTATCCTTTTACAGTAGAAAAGGTTGATTATACAAAATGAGAATATTAACATTAGACAATATAGCATATGAAATGAACAAATTGCCTGATCACGTGAACGAAGACATGAGATTTTCAGTTCTCGATAACAGCAATCCAAAGGAGCCTGATTTTTTCTTTTTACCAATGATATATGTTGAATCTTTTAGTTGTCCTGCAATAGTATTAGAAATAAATGGACATGAACTAACGATGCCGTTAGATTGGAACATAGCAGTAGGAGATCAAGAAAACAGTGCAAGTGTAGATGTTGTTCCGTTAACAAGTTTAGGTGAAAGAGGATTTGAAGCATTTTTATTCAATCCATTGTCTGGATTCAAAGCAGACTTTGGAACAATAAAAGTTACAAACTTTTACAATGATGTGAAATGGTACTTTCCTAAGATTAAAAACAATCAATTATTGAGTGTTCCGATTACTGAAGGTAAGAAACCACATTGTGCATTTTTTGTGAAAGACATTAGTAGACAATGCGAAACTATTGATTATACAGAATTATTGTAGTGCCTAGAAAGACCAAAAAGAAAAAAGCAGAAGACGTAATGATCTTCACATCTCCAGATGGTGGAGAAACAGTTTACGGTCAAACAAATGGTAGAGGTCCAAAAGTTTTAATTTCAAAATCAAACAAAGCAACTATTGAAGAAGAATATCAACGCAGACAATATTACATGACTGAAAGAGCAGTGGAAATGTGTTGGAAACATAAAGGCTTGCAAAAAGCGTGGGAGAAGTATATAGTATTACTTGAATTATATGGCTACGAAGAATAATAAATTACCAATCAAAGATATACTTGCGGCTATCGATATGAAAGCAACAAACGTTTGGGATGACTTGTCTGATGATGAGAAAAAGCAGGTAAGTTTCTATTTGCTCAATAGATATGCTAGTGCAATTAAAGGTCCAAGAGCAAAACAAGAACTAACAATTTTAAAAACAAATGAATACTACAACAAGAACTTTTTTACATTAAGCAAACATAAAAAACTGCTTTGGTTACTGTTGTGTGCGACACAAGATGAAGATCGAACAATTAAATGGCATGAATGGATTGGATATAAATTCAAAGATAGTGCGGGAAAAAATAAAACTGCTAAATTCTTAAAAGAAGTATTTACAAACCTTAAAGAAGACGAAATAGAATTATTATCGAAAATTAATACTGCAAAAGATGTGAAAGCATATGCAGAACAAATGGGAATGAGCAAGGAAGTTATTAAGAAAATACTATGAGCGAAGTATATATCTGCCAACATTGTGGTGCAAAATTTACACGTGAAAAAACTTTAGCAGTGCATATGTGTGAACAAAAGAGAAGATTCACACAAAAGGATGAACGTAGAGTGCAACTTGGATATCAGACATACATTAGATTTTATGAACTGTGTCAGAATCAACAAGAGCCTAAAACATATCAACAGTTTTGTAAAAGTCCTTATTACACTGCGTTTGTTAAGTTTGGAAGTTTCTTAAGTAACGTTAAACCATTATATCCAGAAAGATTTATAGATTATGTTGTTACTTCGGGCGTTAAATTAGATCATTGGTGTAGAGAAGAACTGTATCAAACATATGCACTAGATGTAATTTTAAAAGAAAGAGTTGAAGACGCTGTCAAAAGATCAGTAAAAAATATGATGGAATGGTCTGATGAGAAGGGTGCTCCTTGGAATCATTATTTCAAATATGCAAGTTTAAACAGGGCAACGCAAGAAATAAAAGACGGAAAAATTTCTCCGTGGCTTGTTTTAAATTGTGCATCAGGGAAGGCTATGTTAAAGAACATGAATGAAGAACAATTACAAATTGTAAGTTACGTTCTAAATCCACAACATTGGTCACTTAGGTTTAAAAGGTCTCCTGCTGATGTTGAAATTGTAAAAGAAATTGTTAGAGAAGCAGGACTATGATAGATTTAATAATAGGATCAGACCATCGAGGTTATGAATTAAAGGAAAAACTTTCTGCTTGGCTTTGTCCAGATGATATAGAAAGTGAAAGTAAATTTGATATTGCAGTATTTCAAGATGCAGGTGTGCATAAACCAAAAAGAACAGATTACAATGATGTTGCTATGAAAGTTGCCGACAATATGGTAATTTGCGACAGGGGAATATTAATATGTGGTAGTGGTTTTGGCATGGCAATACAGGCAAATAGATTTAGAAAAGTCAGAGCAGTGGTTTGTAATAATGTTTCTGATGTAAAACAGGCTAGACAACACAACGATATGAATGTATTATGTATAGGAGCAGATCACACAAATTTTGATACTGCAAAGGCTATGTGTAAAGCATTCTTTACAACAAAATTTTTAAAAGGAAGGCACACAAGGCGAGTTAAAAAATTATATGAAAACAGAGCAACAAATTGAATACATTTACACAAAACTAGGGAACTACTGGCCCAAGTATTCTAACAGGAAACCAGCGGCAAAAATTCACAAAGAAGCATACACTAGTTTGATAGGAGTTATGCTTTCAGCACAAAGCCAAGACAAAAGAACAGCAATCGCGTGTAAACAATTATTTGCACTAGCAGACACTCCTGAAAAAATGATAAAACTTTCTCAAGAACAGATTATAGAAGCAATACGTCCAGCAGGATTACACAATGCAAAATCAAAAAACATACTAGCAACAAGTAACAAACTACTAATGGAATATGATGGGAAAGTTCCACAAACACAAAAACAACTTATGGAGTTACCCGGAGTTGGTCGTAAAAGTTCGGACATCATGATGAGATTTGTTTGGGGAGCACCTAACATAGCAGTTGATACTCATGTGTTTAGATTGTTATGGAGACTAGGTTGGACAGACACATTAGATGAAAGTAAAAGTGCAGTGATAGTAAATGATACAACACCAGACAAATACAAATATGCGGCTCATATGCAATTGATAACTCATGCAAAAAGAGTATGTAAAAGTAAAAAACCTAAATGTAATATTTGTGTTATAGATGATGTATGCGATAAACGTCACATAGATATTCCTAAATCAAAATTAAGAGAAGTAGTAAATGCCTGATATAGATATAGACTTTGCAGATAGAAATATTGTGTTGAATAAATTGAAGCACAGAGTTGCAAAATTGGATACTGGCAAAAAGCACAACACAGGAGTTTACTTCACGGAAGTGCCACACAATCCATTAGACAATGTTAGCACTTTGGATTACAAACAAGCAGAAGACAGAGGATACTTTAAAATAGATTTTTTAAATGTTAGCATCTATGAAAAAGTAAAAAATGAAAAACATTTAGTGGAACTAATGACTAAAACTCCAATGTGGCAACTACTAGAAGCAAAAGATTTTAGCGATCAAGTATTCCATTTAAATGGACATAGTGCAATTTTACAAAAACTAAAGCCAACATCTGTTGAGCAACTGGCGGCAGTGTTGGCAATTATAAGACCAAGCAAAAGATATCTTATTAATAAGTCTTGGGAAGAAATAATGGAAGAAGTTTGGGTTAAACCAAAAGAAGGATATTTCTTTAAAAAAAGTCATGCAACATCATATGCTGTTGCAGTAATAGTGCATATGAATCTAATATGTGAGCAATTAAACAATGAAAAGTAAAGCAAGAAGAAGTCTAGCAAAAACATTGACGTGGCG